TTCAAAAGAGTAGGCTGCACATCGACGTTTAAAGCCGAACTCCCGAAGTCTTCAATGCGGATTAGGGGCATAGCTGCGCGATCGTCCCGCAAACACTGGTTTCAATCGCGTTACCGCTAGTCCCTTCCGCGGTAGATGTGCTGGTTTGCTCCATCGCGTACCACGACTTGTTGGTCATTGCACTGCGTCGGTCCGTCGCCCTGTAGCAATGCCGGATCTGTCCCGTCACAATGTCCTGAATCCAAACCTCATCTATAGCAGGGTCGTCAGAATCGGAAAAGCTGCGCTTAGCCAGCAGTAATGTGGCGTTCTGCTCGTCACCCGGCGTTATGCTTGAGCCCCAGGGAAAAGGCGCATTCGAAACCGCCGCCCTCGTGGTAGTGATAAAGTAGGACGAGTAAAGGACAACATCGTTGCCCGCATTCCACCAAGGATCAGCTAAGTCTAAGGCCTCAGCCGGTAGTGCGTAGTTAAATCCGCTTGATTCGAGAGAGGTTAGCCGCTCTTCGATGGTCTTGTCGGCGGCGGCGTCCTTGAGAGCATTGAGCTCCTCAGCCGAGACGATTACCACCGACTCGCCAATAGAGGCGAATTGCGTGGTTAGGGCGCGTTGGATCTCCATCAACCACTCGTTACCGAAGCCAGCGTTTACGGATTTCAATGGACGCCCTGGATCCATTTGGGGAATCGAGGTCATGGTGGGAGGACTTGACATAAATTTGTCTCCTATTAAAAATTCATGATCTAACGCTTCCGGCGGGAGGCTCTAGTCTTGGGCTTAGGCCTCCAGCCCTTATCTTGCATGGTCCCATAGACATAAGCCCTTGTGCGAGCCGGAGAAAAGCCTTTTTTCTTAGCCTCCCTCTTCAGTCGTCGCTCCATCTTTTTAGGCATGTCACTTTCTCCGCAGAGGGGCGCTGCGGGCGACTGCGGCTTCCGCGTCCTGCTGCTTGAGGGCGGTCACTATGCCGCCGAACGCGGACTCATAGCGTCCCATTTCTTGCTCAGCTTCTTTCGAGAAGCGGGCCGCTTCGGCAAGACCAGCATAGAGGTATAGGTCGGGGGCCTCTTCGATCAACCAGTTTGTGCCGGTGACGGAAAGTTGTTCCTCCCTGGCGTAGTAGTGGAGGATGAAGTCGCCGACGTCCGGACTGAAGACTAGCGTCCGGCCATCGATACCCCAGATACAGCCCTTCGCGCACCCTGCCGTCGCGTTCTGCGCGAGCACGACCTCGGTCGCAGGGCGGAACACGAACTTGCGGCCGTCCAACACCGTGATCCGATCCACCTCAACGCAGCGGGGCGGAAATTGATGCGACGACTGCCCGGCTGTGACGGCTTGCGTCTTCAGACTGCCCGCCAGGTGCGCGATCCGCGCGATTCGCGCCTCGGCCAGGGTGACGATTAGGTTGATGTTGGCCTCCACATCGGCCTCGCCCTTCAGATCCGGGTAGTCGATAATCGCGGCCTTCAAGCTTGAATAGTCCAAGTTGAACCTCCTAGGCTAGGCCTTTCTGCTCTTCCAGCTCCTTCCACGTGTCCGGGCCGACAATTCCATCGTCCACCAGACTCATCATATTCTGGAAGTCCTTCACAGCGCTTTCCGTGGCCGGGCCAAAGATGCAGTCAGGGTCCAGACCGTACTCCTCGTCGATGATGTTGAGCATGTGCTGACATTCGCCCACATCCGCACAGCGCGGGTTATAGTTCACGCCCACTGTTAAGCGCGGAACGGTTTCGCCGGCTCCGGCCCGTAGCGCCTTCTCGAACGTCTTGGCGTAGCCAGCGATCAGGTCCATTTTGTCCGTGCCGTTTACGATCCGCCGGGCGTTGCGATAGTCGATATTGCTGGCGTTGATGTAATCGTCCAGACACTTGCCTGTAAAATCGCCGTCCCTCATACCAAGGACACAGATAATCGAGCTTGTAAGTGGGTGTAGTGCAAGCTCCTTGTTTTGGTGCACCTGATAAGGGATATCGTTCTCAAGAATGTAGTCCATCCCGCCCAATTTATTCTCCTGGCGGATGTAATTATCCTCCCAGGTGATCATCACGTGCCCTCTGCCGTACCACGGGGCATAGCGAAGCGTCGACCCGTAGTATTCCTCGATGGGCTGCATAGTCTGTGCAGTCTCATGAAAGACGGTAGCCAGCACATAGGCCGCCTGCTGTAACAGCGGGGCGAGCTCCCACTGATTGCAGGACGTACCAATCAGCAGGCACCCATCCACCTGCTGCTGTGTCATGGACCCGCCGAACAGCTCGGCACGGACCACGTTGAAAAATGATGCAGTGTCGAAACGCTCTACTGCTTCCGGTTGGTGGCTTTCAGCCATTGCGCGCCTCCTCGAAATGCTGTCGTTCCTTGTGCTCTTGTTGCTTGCCAATGTTCCACTGGTCCACAGGGCGATGATACCCCATAACCCTGGAATACACCTCGCAGCGCGTGCGCTCTTCAGGTTTCAATTCGATCTTCATCTTCGCTTGCCTCGTCTTCGTCTATCTGGTTGCCATCGTCATCCTGATCCATGATCTGCCGTATTTGCTCACTTGGCGAGCAATGTACGCGCTTACGTCCTTCCAGCGGATAATGAGGGCACCCTGAGATATAGCCTCGCGGGCTGTCCGAAATCAGCGCTCCGCACGCTGAGCAATAGAAATTGCTCAATCTGTCGCTTCATCCAGCTCGACCTCCCTGTACAGAAGTGTCTCACCGCCCTCCAGCCGCACAATAAAAGCAGGGTCGGAAGACTCAGTAGCGACGCTGCCGCGACGCAACACGTGGAGAGTAATAGCGTAGTCGAACTGGTAGATTTGCCCGCCGCGCTCATAGCTTGTCGCGATGATGTAGGCGTCGACCGGGTTCATGCAGGTGCAGTCTGGCACCGGGCTGGCGAAGAAGTCCGGCGTGCCGTCAAGGTTACACTCGGCGGGACAGGCTTTCGCCTCCGCATCGATTGCCTCGATGGGGGTAAACGCTCCGGCGTCCTCCACCACGGCAAAGCCTTCCACATTCTGCGTGTCTACCACCCTGCAGCCTGCATCGTTGCAGGCCTCGTAGACCACGCGATCCAGGTAATAGTTTGTGTCTCCCCAGCAAAGTGCGGGAAGCAGTAGAAAAGAAAGTAATAGTTTATTCATGGGTTGCCTCGTTTATTGTGGAAAGAGGAGGATTGGCGAGCGATTCTTTCTGCAGCACCGCTCCTCCGATTAGCTGATCTACCGCCTGCTGTGACGTCAGCGCCCGCCCGGCCCTGTTCGCCTGCCTGGACACCGTAGCCGTCAGGGTCTCGATGATGCGGAGCAGCTCCTGGCGCTCTTGGGTTCTCGATAGCGCCCCCTGAGCCCTGTCCTTCTCGACCAGCTCCAAATAGTCCCTCATCGCGGTCATACTTGATTCCATGCGATCCGCCATTCTGGCGCTGGAGAAGTAGTCCCCTCCCTGCAAGATCGCGATGATGATCACCACCGCCAGCACCCATCCTTTGTCCGCCGGGGCCATGCTCGCCAGGCCGGTCTTGGCAACTCCAGACCAATCCTGCCCCGCCAGCCGATCCTGCGGCGTGGCATAGTCTTTCGGCGGCGGGGCAGGCTCAGGCATGGCTTACGCTTGTGGCGGCGTCAGCTGTAGCAGCTTAGCCAGCTGACCAATGGTCGCCATGTCAATGGCTCCTTCACTCGGAGAGGTATGAATCACCATCTCCGTAACCTTACCGATCACAGCTGCGGCCAGGTTGTTCATGGCTTGCTGATGGGCTAGCGCATTCTGCTGAGCCATCTGCTGGTTGGCGATAGCGTTACCGTAAGCCAGATTTCCGTAGAAAGCGGGGCCTTCGCCCGTAACTTTCAAATTGGAGGCCGCTACAACCTCACTTTGCTCCTGGACAATCTCGGGGCTATCGGATTTGGAAATCGTATCTTGTTCTGGCATCTTCAATTACCTCGTATCATGGGTGCGGCCCCACCCCTTTCGGGGGTTCAACTTCGAGGCGGAGCTCAGGGGCCGCAGAAAGGACACCCCGCCTCGCTTTCAAAACATCCGCTTTCTCTTCCGCCTCGCGCCGACATCTGCCCACACCCACTGGTCCGCTCCCGCGAAGGTGTGCATCAACTCTCCAGGCTGCGCAGGAGTACTGCTGGTCTCGTTCCCCTCCTCGTCGTACTCGACGTGATCAGGGAGGTAGGTGACGAAGCTATGCGGCACCGGGACCTCTACGCCGTGCGGCCCGCCGATGATGCTGCCGTCCTCCTCGTCATAGTCGTAAGTCAAGGTAAACGCCTGGGCGGCGATGATCTTCCAGGCCGGGGGCAGGTTCGCCTCGAACTCCTCGAAGGTTTCCGAGGTGCCGACGTGCAGCGCAATCTTGCCATTCGCGGTAATCGTCCCCGGCATAGTGCCGGACGGCGGAATAGAGAACGGCCTGTTCGGTGGGACTTGCGCGCCTTCCGGAACGGTACAGAGCATCTGTAGTTTCATGGGCGACCTCCGGGTCCGTAGACAGCAATGTTTGCGAGCAACCCTTCCTCGTCGACAACGCCGTCCCAGTCGTCAGTATCGGAATTCGCATCGTCAACAACAATCCGCGTCTCGTTCGGAGTCGGGACATTGGAGTAGCTCAGGGCATCGGCATCGCGAGTGACTGCCGCGCCAGCGGTGGGAATGTAGGATGTGGGGGCCACCCCTGTTGCAAACTGCGCCGTCAATACCTCGTCCGCTAAAGTGCACACAACATTTACACCAGCAGGGTCTCCGGTCACGGGACTGCCAGCGGTAACGACACCGCTCAATCCACCGGATAGCGTAATGCTTCCAGTTCCTGTCATCCAACAAACGTGATTGCCCGCAGGCGTTGTAATCGTTTGGGTAACCGGGGCATCGGAATTTAGAAACAAATTCGTCGCAGCAGCTTCGTCCAGATACAGAATGCCATCAGAAATAGTGTGTGATAACGAGACATCATCGAACACATAAACAGCTCCTTGATCCGCGCCAGCCGCACCGTCCCAGAGATTAGCGCCAACAGCCAGCACAGAACCGTCCGTAGATAAGGCGCAGGATATACCAAACTGGTCGTTGGCTTTTGCATCGGAAGGGATAAGGGCAGTTGGTCTTTCCACCCATGCTGAGCCGTTCCAATCGAATATATAAGCAGTCCCTTGAGCTCCACCAGCCGCACCGTCCCAGAGA